TTTAAAATCAGTATTACTTGCTCAATTATTACTTGAAGCAAATGAAAGTTTAATCTTTACAACACAATACAGGCAAACTATTAAGAACTTAATTAACAGACTTAATAAAGAACTTGAACAAGTAGTATTTGAAGAATATACAAAGGTTTATAAAACAGACCCAGAAATGACTACAAACATATTACGTTCAATAGAAAATATAGTTAGCAAATTGCAAACTTCTACAATAGATGAATTAGTAATGATTGATGCAGTAGTTGATAAATACAAAGAAAATAAAGAGTGGTTTATGGAAAATGCTAACGCTGAATTTTTAAGAATAGACTAATGGAAATAAAATATACATCTTACGGAAAAACATCAACAATAGAAACTTATGATGATATTAATATTGATGATTTAGGTAAAATACTTTATGATATTTGTTTATCACAAGGTTGGCATCCAGCATTATTAAAATCAATATTTAAAAAGAATGTAACTAATGGCGAAAGTTAAAGAAGATAAATTTATACCTAAACCTGATGAAGTAGATGCAATGAGTTTATGTTGGAAAAACGATTTAGCATATGTTATTAAACCAGCAAAAAAATCAAACAGGTATAATGTTATAAAATATCAAATAAGCAATTACAATGAAATATTTTATTACAAAGAAAACAATGTAAATGCAGAATTTACAGAATATGAAGGATTAAAAAAAACAATGGAATTATATAAGTTTCACGCTAAAAGATTTACACAATGATACCAGTACACTACGACAACAAAAAGAACTATGATGTTATAGACTTTATTAAAGACTATGATTTAAACTTTAATGAAGGAAATGTAATTAAATATGTTGCAAGGGCAAAACATAAAGGCACACATATAAAAGACTTGGAAAAAGCAATAGACTATTTAGAAAGAGAATTACAACATTTAAGACAACAACAATCACAATGGATAGAGCAGAACAAATAACATTTGATGCATTAGAATTAGAATATACTTTAAACTATTTAATTAAGAAAAGAAATTCACTTTATTTAAAAGGTTTAAATGATGAAAAGATAAACGATAAGATAAGAGCAATACAACACAAATTGCGATTTGCAAATTGAAAATTAGGATAGTTTAATAGCTATCCTTTTTTGTTTTAAAATGTTAAAGTTTTGTTAAAATTTTAATAAGTTGTTTATAATTAAAAATAAGTATTATATTTGTATAACAATTAACAATTTAAAAAACAAACATTATGAAAACATTATTAAAAGAATTTGCATTAGCATTATTATTATGGGTTGTATTTTTTACTGGTTCATTAATCCTTTTAAACGTAATTTAATATGACACCACAAGAGAAAGCAATACAGTTGATTAATAAATTTACTTATTGGAATACAAGTCAAGCAGAACGTGAAGGTATTTTATCTGCATTAAATGTAGTTGATGAAGTATTAAATATTATTGAATATAAAGATTTAAAATATTGGGATGAAGTAAAAAATGAAATTATGATTTATAAAAACAATTTAGTATGACACCAGAAGATAAAAAAGAATTAGATTTTGTTTTAAAACAAGCAACAAGAATTTTAATAGTTGCAATAGTAGCAGCATTAGTATTATTAACAATAACAATTATAAAATTATGAAAATAGAAATTATTAGAAAATTAGATATACTTTTAGATTTACAAAGTGAAGATAATATTTATCAAATAACTTTACTAAAATCAATTAAGAAAGATTTAATTAATGAATGGAATGCATCAGATAATTATGCACAACAAATTAGAGAAGTATTGGATATGGATAATACTTATGATTTATTAAACAACATTAAAATAAGATAATATGATAACAACTTTTGACAACAAACAATGGGATAAACAAGAACTATTAGATAATATGTATGATGATAGTTTCTATTATGGTTACTTGGGTAAAAACGCATTAAGTAGTTCATCAGCTAAAATGCTTATATCTTCACCAAAAACATATAAATATGTTACACAATATGGTTCTGATGAAAGTCAAGCATTAAGAGATGGTAAACTATTCCATACAATGATTTTAGAACCACATAAACTAAATGATTTATTAATAGTAGATGTAGCAACTAAAGCAGGAAAAGAATACAAACTGGCAAAAGAACAAGGTTTAGAAGTTTACACAAGAAAAGAATACAACGATGCTGAAAGATTAACTGATGCTCTAATGAAAAACCACGAAGTAGTATCTTTAATGTCTAAATCACAAACAGAAATACCAGCTATTGAAATGATTGATGGAATACCATTTAGAGCAAAAGCAGATATATTAAAGCCAAATATGATTATAGATTTAAAAACCACAACAGGTGTTAAAGACTTTAGATATAGTGCAGACAAATATAGCTATGATTTACAAGCATATTTATATAAAAAGATGTTTGGTGTTGATGACTTTCTTTTTATTGCAATAGACAAAGGTAGTTTAGATATAGCAATCTTTGAATGTAGTGATGAATTTTATGCAAAAGGTGAAGCAAAGTTAGAACAAGCAATATCTAACTATAAATACTTCTTTGGTGAAGAAGATATGGATTTAAATCAATATGTTTTAAGAGGGGTTTTGTAATGAATGATAAAGCAACAGAACATTATAATATTACCCTATATGAAATAGAGCAAGGAATGACTATTGAACAAATAAGGTTTATATTAAAAGAGTATGAAGCAGAAGAATTATATGAAGAATGTCAAGGTATACATTTAGCATTAGAAATAGTATTATTTAACATACTAACAGAATTAATAAAACAAAGTAAAAAACAAAAGATAAAAATAAGATGGAAACGCAAATAACATTACAATTAAAAAAAGCAATACAAGAAATAACAGGTGTAGATATAAATGAAGTTACACGAAAAAGAGAAACAATAGAAGCACGTGCAATCTATTATAAAGTATTAAAACAAATAGATAAAAAGAAGTCATTAAAATCTATTGGTGCTTCAGTAGGAAAAGACCACGCAACAGTATTACATTCATTAAGAAACTATGATATGTTTGAACAATTTAATCCAACACTAAAATTATTTAGAAAACAAATAATGCAAAGGTTAAATTATGCAACACCAGATATATTAGATATGACTAAAGATGAATTAATACAAAGTCTACAAATAGATGTAATGAAGCTATCAGGTGAAATAGAAAACTTGCAGGAAACAATTACTAACCTACAAACACCAAGAAACAAATACAAAATAGTAAACAACATAGAAACACTATTATTAGAAACAGAAGGTAAAGAACAACAAGAAATAATTATAGAAAGATTACAAGCAGTTTATAGAATGAATAGAAACATTAAACTTTAATAAGATGAGAATAGAAACAAACTACACAGACAAATTTAGTTTAGGAATTGTAATTGGTAAAAATGAAATATCAATAGCAATAGTATTTATAATAATAGATATAAAATTTTAATTATGGCAGATATAGCAAAGTGTTTAGATAGTTTATGCCCTTCAAAAGATTATTGTTACAGATTTACAGCACCAGCATCAGAAGTATGGCAATCATATGGGATGTTTAATAGAGAAAGTGATGCAGATAATTGTGATATGTTTTATGCAAATGGTAAATGTAGATATTGCAATTTAGAAAATGATAATCACAAGATGAGTTGTCCAATAATGAAAATACAAGTGAACTTATGAAACAAACAGCAGTAGAATGGTTAAAAGATTGTTTAACAGAGCAATATCCAAATGGTAAATTTGTTTGGAATACACGAGCAGATATAGAAGGTTTATTTAAACAAGCAAAAAGAATGGAAAAGCAACAGCAAGGTTATAGTGAGGAAGATGTAAAAAATGCATTCCTTGATGGTTGGCAATTAAGAGATGGAGATTTACCATTTCCTAAAGCTAAGAAAGAATGGTTTGAACAATTTAAAAAGAAATAGTTATGAAATATATTTTAGTAATAATAGCTTATGAATTTATTAGAGAAAAATTAATATCTTTATGGTATTACTTAATTAAAAAAGGAAACGAATGACACCAAAAGAAAAAGCAGAAGAAATAACTTTATTATATTATAATTTAGGTAAACATTTATATGTTCCTATAAGTTTTGCAAAACAATGTGCATTAATAGCAGTAGATGAAATATTACAATCAAATAATTTATATAATTCTATAAAAACAAAATTTTATTTAGAAGTTAAACAAGAAATAGAAAAGTTATGACACCAAAAGAAAGAGCAAACATACTATTTAATAAATACACAAAAGAATATAATAGATTTGTTGTTAGTGGTTATATAAAACAAGGTTTAGATGAATGGAAAGAAATAGCTATTGAATTGGCAAAGCTATATAAACAATAAATAAAAACTATTATTTTTAAATTAATAATAATTACTTTTTTAATTATGGAAGATAAAAGAAAAAATAATGGTGGTCACACAACTGCTGGAAGAAAACCAAAAGTAGAAGAAGAAAAAGTAAATAATATATTTCTTAAAGCATTAGGTGAATTGTATAATAAAGAAACAGAAGATGAAACTAAAATAGCTTTTGTTAAAGATACATTAATGCAATCACAAAGAGGACAATTATTTATTGCTGAACATATATTTGGTAAACCAAAAGATATTATAGAAGCTACTCACAATGTAAATGATTTTAATATAAAAGATATATTTAAAATTGGAAATAAAACTGAATGATAAATATAATCTATTAGGAAGTGATAGTAGATATTTTGTAATTACAGGTGGTAGGGGAAGTGGTAAATCATATTCCCTTAATTCATTTCTATTGCTTCTTACTTATGAAGTAGGACACGTTATATTATTTACAAGATATACTTTAACATCTGCAAACGTTTCTATTATACCTGAATTTATAAGTAAGATACAATTAGCTGATTTAAGCAACGATTTTTATATTACTAAAGATGAAATAGTAAATTTAAAAACAGGTTCTAAAATCTTATTTAAAGGTATTAAAACAAGTAGTGGAACACAAACTGCAAGTTTAAAATCATTAGCTGGTGTTACAACTTGGGTATTAGATGAAGCTGAAGAATTAACAGATGAAGAAACATTTGAGAAAATAGATTTTAGTATTAGAACTAAAGGAATACAAAATAGAGTTTTACTAATATTAAATCCAGCAACAAAAGAACATTTTATATACAAGAAATTCT